TGAAGTTTTACCACCGAAAGATGATGCCGAGGAAATTGAAGAGGTACTTACTGAAGAGGTGGTTGAAGAAGAGGTTGCAGAACTAGAAGAGTTTATTGAAGAAATAGTTATAGAAGAAGTAACTACCGAAAAAGCTATAGAAGTTATAGAAGAAGTTAATGACATTGGTGTACAAAATCTTGACCAAGCTACAGAAGAAGTACAAGAAGTTGTACAAGCAGTAGTTGAAGAAGCTATAGAAAATGTAGAGGAACTTACAGAGGAACAGGTGGAGGTGGTGGCAGAGGTACTCCAGGTACAAACTGAAGATGTTGAGATAATAGCTGAATCAGTAAAAGAAGATGAGGTTATTGCTGAAGCTGTGGAAGAGTATGTTGAAAGAGCTGTAGAGAATGCAGATGTAGAAAACTATACACTCGCTGATGTTGTTACAGAAGTACAATATGAAAACTTTTTAGAAAACCCAATAGAAACATTTGTAGATTTAGATTTTGAAGGTATAACTATTAGCAATATAGGAGATGATATGACACAAGACCAAAAAGAAAAAGCACAAGAGGTGGTAGTGCCAGTTATTCTGACTAGAATAGCTAGTATGGCAGCTTTTGTATTTAGGAGAAGTCTATGATAAAGAAGTTATGGACCTGGTTTGTAGCAGCAATAAAAGAAACACTTAACCTTAGTTGGACTTTGGTTGGTTTAATTATTGCTACGCTTACACTAACTGGTTCTGCACAACAAATCACAGGACTCGCTACTATAATTACACTAGCTGTTTGGTTATTAACAATTAGTTTTAGAGATTAGGAGTTTATATGGACTGCTGTGGAAGTGGTTGCTGTGGTGGAAAAAATGTGGTTTGACAGTGTTATAATGGATGACATAGATGATGAATTAGATAATCATTGTAGGACATTTTTACATTCAAATGGATATACAAATGTATCTATTTGTAATTGTAAATATCCAAGTATATAGGAGGAGAAATGAAACTAACAGTAGTAAGAACACAATTCGGAACAGATGCAACGAATGGTTTGCTGTTTATAGATGGTATCTTTGAATGTTATACACTAGAAGACCAATATCAAGCAGTAAAAGTAATGCACGAAACATGTATACCAGAGGGAACATACGACTTAAATTTTAGAAAAACAGGTGGGTTTCATGCTAAGTATTCAGAAAGATACAAGAACGCACATTATGGTATGTTACATGTACAAGATGTACCTAACTTTACTTACATACTTATACATACTGGTAACACTGATGAGCATACATCAGGTTGTTTAATTGTAGGAGAAACACAACAAGACTTAGAAGTATCTAAGGATGGATTCATAGGTTCAAGCACACTAGCTTACAAGAAAATGTATGCAAAAGTAGCAGGACAATTATTACAAGGTAAGAAGGTAACCATAGAATACACAACAATTAACAACTTGTTTAAACAAGGTGATGAAGACAACACATCAAAAGACCACACAGTATTAGCTACCACAGTTTATGAAAAATTGCAGGAAATAAATGGAAATGTTTTAACAATTAAATCAAAACTTAGTGGAAAGGTAATAGAATAGTGTCAGATTTATTTGAAAAAAATAATAGAAGAAGAAACCAAGAGGGTAAGTTTAAGAAGGACTTATGGTGGACTCCTTGGAATGAAGCATGGAGTTACAAGATGAGTGATGACTTGAAAGATATGCTTGAACGAACTGCCTGGACCTTCATTGAAGCGTTCATTGGTGCATTAACAGTAGCACCTTTAGTTGGTGTAGAAGCTGAAACAATTCAGTTAGCTGCATTAGCAGGTGGTGGTGCTGCACTAGCAGTAGTCAAGACATACGCAAAAAAACAAATATCCAAGTAGGATTATAACAACAGGGCAAAGGAGGTATTATGCCTAAAGTACCAGAAGAATGGGGTAATAACTTCTATAAGTCAGGGTGGCAACCAGGACTAGAAGTTAACGAACAGACAGGGTTAGGTGAAATAACTCATGTTGGAACAGACCCAGATTATAGAAATAAATTTGATTCTATATTAAGAGAATGGGGATTTGACCCTAAACACTACGAAATAGAAGGTTCAGTTCGTGCATCATCATGGAATGTACAACTCAAAGGTGGAACTACTGAAACTTTTTACGCATTCAAAGGTATTGTAAAGAAGAAAAGACCTGGACAAGATAAATACTTTAAAGCATTGTTTAAACAAGCAGGTAGAAAACCACCATTAAAACTTAAAACACATGGAGGTGACACTGCTTTTTTGTTTTTTATGGCAGATTGGCAGCTTGGTAAAAAAGATTATGGTGTTGAGAACACAATCAAAAGATATGATATAGCACTACAAGATGCAGTAAATAGAATTAAAGAACTGCGTAAATCAGGTGTACTAATAGATGAGATATACATGATAGGTCTAGGTGACCTAACAGAAAACTGTTATGGATTTTATGACAGTCAACCTTTTAATATTGAACTATCAATGATAGAACAGTATGCGTTAGCTAGGTCTATGATTATGAAAACCATAGAAACATTTCTACCTCATGCTGACAAATTAAAATTGGCAGGATGTCCAGGAAATCATGGAGAAGCATCTCGTTCACAGAAAGGTCAAGTTGTTACTGACAGGTTAGATAACACAGACACAATGCACTTGCAGATTTGTGAAGAAATAATGAAGGCTAATCCAGATAGATATAAAAAGGTATCGGTAGATATACCTGATGGATTTCATCAAGTCATGGACATCAAAGGTATTACATGTGGTTGGAGTCATGGTCACATGACAGGGTCAAGTGGTGGTAATCCTGAAACTAAAATAGAAAACTGGTGGAAGGGTCAGATGTATGGGTTTTTACCTGCAGGTGAGTGTCAGATTTTAATTACAGGTCACTATCATCACTTTCGTGCAAAGCAACAAGGTGACAGAACATGGTTTCAATCCCCTAGTTTAGATAAATCAATAGACTTTACTGCAAGAACTGGCATGTGGTCACATCCAGGTGTTCTTACATTTACAGTAAACAAAAAAGGTTGGGATAATCTTAAAATTCTGTAGTACATAGTGCCACAATGAAAAACTTTTGGCTTAGAATCAAACCTCAGTGATGTAAATGTTCAATGTTTATAGGCTTATATAGGTATTTCTTTGTATGCTTTTTTATTACCTTGAAAATCTAATTCAGGATAATACTTCATAGGTATGCGTGGGTCTATCCAATAATCATACAATTTATTGTGGTCTATCCATACAGGTTCAGCATCCTTGTGGGCGAAGTACATAATTCCCACCTTTACTTCCTTATATTTAGAACCTTTGAATGCCATCTCTTGTATTTTGTAATAGTCTTCTGCTTTTAATTTGTTAGTTCCTTTGACCTCAATAAAAAATATAAACCCCTTACGCACAAGTATGTAGTCAGGCACTAAAAGTATTTTGGTTGCGTACCAAAACATATCTAGTTTATTTTTTTTTGGGTCTGTTCCTATTCTTAAGTAATCTACATACTCAATGCAGTCATTATTTTTTAGATGTTGTTGCATGGCAAGGTCTGCCATGTCTTCACCTGAGTTTCTTGATTGATAAGAGTCTGTGTATTTACTACCCATTAAACTTATCCTTTAACATATCTCTTATTGATGCGACAGTTCTTTGTCTTTGTTCTTCTAATAAAGTAATCATGTCTTTTAAATCACCCAATGTAACTGCATTACTATATTTTTGTTTCGTACTTACAAAAGTAATATCCAAATAATATGTATCATCCCACTGTAAATATATTTCACCCTCTGCATTAGGCAACATAAAATTAATACCACCTCTTTCTTTGTCAAGTCGTTTAAACACCCAGTCATTCATGTCTATTTCTTTTTGATTAAATATATTAATCACTCCACGAAAACCATAATCAGTTTCTTTAGAATGGGATTTCATCTTGTATTCCTCCTTGTCTTTTCTTTTGTAATAAAGCATGACATTCCTTGAATGACCATGCGTGTGGGTTGTTATCATCTTGTAGTTTGTATCTTCTACCACAATAAATATTACCCTCTTTATCACTGTAGGTTATGTTGCGTAAACCCTTACAGTCATACTGGCTCTTGCATTTTGTATCTGGTTCAGGTGGTATGTCAAAATTATAATCAGGAAACCTGTCTTTAATTTTTTTTATAAGGTCGTTTAAACTACCTCCACCTGCTTGTTCTAAAGCCACTCTTTAGGGCAGTCTGTATCACCCCAAGCTACCCATCCACAACCTTGTTTACCTTGGTATGTGCTGCAACTCCAACTTGGAATTGTTCCAAATTTATCTGGGTCTTTTTGTTTCTTCTCTCTGTTGTCCTCAATGTAATCAGATTTTTTACAATCAGGGCATGTTCGTACAACAGTTTCTGTCACCTCTCCAAACACTTCTTCTATTGGATTAGTTTTTTTTTCTGTAGCTTTCTCAAACAAATCTAAGAATTTACTCATCTCATCATTAGTCCATGATTCAACATCATTAGATAGTCCAGATT